CATCCCCAGTCCCGAACTTCTTTCATGAAGCCGGCAAAAACTGCAGCTGCCAGCCCCCAAACAGGGGCAATAAAATAGCCCGCTAATATTGCTATCAGCAGGCCCGCTGCAAGGTGCAGCTTCTTGTCCAAAGCCATAGTCTGGCCTCCTTTGGGTATAAAAAAAGCACCTTATCGGTGCTCTGGCCATAATGGCCATGTTAGATATTCTGTTTCAAAATCTTCAGCAAATCTTGTCTGATCAGATAGGGCCGGTCACCAGATGCAATGGAACGGATAATCGCTTCCACCTTGTCCACCACAGCCGCCTTTTTGTCGGGCGGCAGCGTGGCCAGCAGTCCGTCCACCGGCTTTTTGTACTGCTCACGGAGGTACTGGATTTCGTTTTCCAGTGCCTTGTCGTAGTAAAACTGCCATCGGTGCAGGACGTCCATCTCCAAGTCCGGCAGATCGGGAACCGTCACGCTGATAATGTTTGCCGTTTCCAGCACATTCCCGTCCGGAAGCGGTTGTTCAATTATTCCAACATACAGACTCACGACTGCCCGGCCTGTTGCGAGGCGGTTAATCTGGAAGCCATTCTCCGGCCTCCTCAAAATCAACTGTCTCATGGCATTTCTCCGAATCTCTAATCAGAACGAAATCTTCCAAAATCTTTTCTTTCAACGAATTTGCGTCCACATGTTTCAGCAGGCCCAAGTATGATACAAGGACAATGAGGCAATGCTCCATCGTGACTTTCCCGGCAGCGTATTGTTCCATCAAATGCGACAGGTGCCGCTTCAGTCGAAGCGTTGTCTGTTTCCGTAGCAGTACCTTCCCAGCAGTGATGTGACGGCCGATGAATTCTGTGCCGTGCTTTACCGGCATAACAGCCGTTTTGCTGTTCAGTTGTAGCCCAAGATGTGTACGCAGGAATTCATCCACGGCTTTGGCCATGTCCCATGTTTCCTGTTTGGACGGGCAAAGGATAACCATATCGTCCATGTACCGGATATAATATGGCACTTTCAGTACCCGCTTGATATAGTGGTCAAGCGGTGTCAGCACCACGTTTGCGGTAGTTTGGCTGATAAGGCTTCCTACCTGCATCCCGATACCCGGAATACGTTCAACGGTTTCCACGTCTTCACATTCCAGGGGCAAACCCAGCGGCCTGCCATCTGCCCGGATAGCTGTTTCAAGGAACCACATCATATCCGGATCGTCTAATGGTCTTCCCAGTTCCCGGAGCTGAACCTCTATCGGCACACGGAAAAAGAATTTTGCAACATCCAGTTTCCCGATGAACCATGCGTCCGGTTTTCGTGATACCAGGCGGAGCCATGACTGCAATGTGTTGACAGCTTTCACCGTCCCCATGTTGGGTACGCTGCCGTAGCTGTGTTCGTAAAAAGACTTAGAATAAATCGGCCATAACTGCAAATAGGCTGCACAGTTGACCACCCTGTCGTTGAATGGCAAAGAATGAATCAGGCGCTTTTTCGGGTAAAGCTCATAAAACGGATGCGGCTCCCCGGTGCAGTACGTCTTGTCCAGCAGCCGTTGCAAATCTGTCACGATGTTATCTTCGAGATGTGAGCTATACTTCAACACCTCTCTTTTGTACCGCTTTTGCCGCCGTGCCAAAAGATAGCCGTCATACAGATTTTCAAACGTAGCAAATCGTTCAAAAATATGTGAGTGCTTTTTCATAGCCGCACCTCAAAGACCTGCTCGTTTCGGGCGCCGTGCCGTAACCGGAACGCCGGAATAAACAGGATAAAATTTTTTGCCCGAAAGCAAGGGGATAGGCTCCTTTATCCACCGCCTGTACTGGAAGCGTACCCAGTAGGTGCGCAACATCTGACATTTGCGGTAAAGCGGAGCGGAAGCCGATGTTCGTGTTGGAGTTCGAGCGGGGATTGTTGGCGTTGAACGAAGCCAGCCCATAGGACGTGTTGTTGTAGTTGCCGCCCGAATAGAAGAACCGCACCAGCCTATTCCCTATGTTGAGCGGGCTTGCTGACAGCCTTTTGCAGCCCGCCTACCATCTTACCAATTTCGACCAGTTTTTCTGACCATATGATGTACTTTCTCATGGGAAGGAATTCCAACTTCATTGAGAGCCGGATGTATGCTTTCAGCTTTTTTTGGGCTGCATCCAAGTTCTGGAGCGTAGTCTTTTTGTAAATCCTGCATTCCATCTCAATGCACAGTTCCAACAAACAGTCCATGTTCCGCTTGATATCCGCTACAATTGCGAATTTCTCTGATTTTGGGAATTGAGCCAAAGCAGGATAAGCATATAACATCATGTCTTCAACTTTTTGTGTGATAGCAAGTCCATGTTCGTTCTCGTCCATGATTCCCTCCATGATGTAATTTTACAGCATGGTATCTGTAATGTGCCAAAAATGGTAGATTATAACGAATTTCGTTAGGCCGATTTTTCAAAAAAATTTTCCGGCCTTACGGCCGGAAAGGAGAATCGGCGCCCCTCCCGGGACGCCATCAGTAACCAGTTATACAGCCGGCAGCTTGCAATAAGCGGAGCGGAAGCCGACGTACGTGTTGGAGGTCGAGCGGGGATTGATGGCGCCGAACGAAGCCAGCCCAAAGGACGCGTAGTTGCAGTTGCCGCCCGAATAGAAGAACCGCTCGTCGCTGACGTTATCGAAATAGCACGACTGTCCGGAGAACAGTTCGGTGTTACCGCCATACATGTACAAGCCGAGGTCGGCCAGCAACAGCTTCGCTTCATCGCTGATGGAGGAATCGCAAACGATGTTCGCAAAGGTGCAAGAGGAATACAAGGAGCTACCGCTGCCGGTATCGTTAGTCTTGCTGGTGCTGTAGGTCAGCTTGTTGTTAATCCAGTCCATCTTAACAGAACCGGAAGTTGTACCGGCGCCGTTCGGCTCAATTAATGTGCCGTCAGACGCTTTGATAGCTTTCCAGTCCAGGCTGTCGACGCCCTGAGAATTGGAGCTGTCCGCACCATTGTTGTTATTCAAAATCTGCAGTTCGCCTTTTACGAGACGGATGCCGCCTGTCCAATCCCATACGTTCCCGCACAGATCGGCGATACCGGACGGGGTCTGGTCATGATACCAAGTCAGCGGGCCGGTGCCGGTCAAAGTACGATACGCATAATGAGTTTCGTCTTTGTTGTCCGGAATAGCCTTGTAGACGGTTTCGGTATTATGTCTGCCGTAGTTATTATTGCCCTTCGGCATAACGCCGTTGTTCTGGCACCAGCGAACAAGCATGCCCCATTCCATACGTGTCATGATGTGCCAGCCTTCGCCCTTGTTCTCACAGGCGATACGAGCATTGTCGAAATTAATGGAATGTTTCGGACCAACGCCGCCCAGCGAATAGGCCCGGTTGTTGTTGATTACATTCAGATACTTGGAAATGTACAGTTCGTCAATCTCTTTGCCATTGACGATGAACGCCGGATGGATGGCCGTGCTTTCACCCATGCCCAGCTGTGCATAGGTCATCTTCGGAATCTTCACCATGATGGACGGCAGGCCCAGGTCATCATACAGAATCTCGTTGCCGGGGCAGCAACCAGCCACTGCCAATGCGGTTAAATCAAAATTAGCCATGTCAGTACCTCCTTATACCAATGCCCACAGCGTGAGCGTTACTTTTTCCATGTCCAACGGTTTCGGCTCCGGGGCATCCTCTTCGCCTTCCGGCTCCGTATATTCTCTCACAGGAATGTCAATTTCTGCCACATAAGACCGGGCGTCCTGCGTTCCGGTTATCAGCTGATGGGCCGAATTGTGGCAGATGTCGATGTGTACAGGTTCGTCATCCTGCCGTTTGGCCAGGTTAAGCATCAGGTCGTCGTCAAAGATAATCTTGGTTCCGATTACCTCATAAGGAATTTTCTGGCCAGCATTTTTTTCGATGATAATCATGCTTCATATCCTCCAATCACTACATATTTCACCGTCACAGACGATGCGCTGCCCGTATAGGCAATCTTGAATCCGTTCACCAGTTTCTCGCTTACTTCTATTTCACCCACATTCCCGGAGAAGGCGGTCACTTCTGCCATTACAACATAATTTGTCGTATTCCGGGCCTTGGCCAGAGAAACGCTCCGTTTGGAATTGTTGAACGGGAACTTCAGGGAATTGGTCATGCTGACCGTGCCGATTTCGAAAGAATCATGGTCAGTAATCCATTTCTGGATATCTTCCACGTCCCACTTCATCTGCCGGGCGAAGTTAAGCAGTACTCCCAGGCTGATGTGGGCATCAAAAATGCCGTGTTCCATGTTGTTGAAATTGGTCTGGTCCTGCGGCGTGCCCTGCTGCATAACTATCCCTGCCGGGGTTATGGTATAGGTGTCATCATCATTTTTGTGGATATAGAACACATTCGATGGGCTCGTCACATGGTCCAACCATTGAGTCGGTTCATACATTTTTACGTTTCCTCCTCTCTGATCGTAAAGTCGAACCAGCTAAAAATGCCTGTCTGACCAGGCGTAAGCGTGATGTTGCAATTCTGGTGCGCCCACAGCTCCGCATCATTGTTGAACAGTTCCACACGGTTTACCGTAATGGGGCTGCCGCCGGAATTGATATTCAGTTGCGCACGCACTGTACCGTTCGACAAGATTTCGACAGCTGACAAATTCGTCTTATAGTAGGTGCTGCCTACCCGGTAGCGGGCGTAACGGATGCGCCGCTTGATGTAATTACGCAGGTCAGTAAAACCAGCTGCGTCAAGCATATTGCCTTCCTCCTTCCTTAAAATAAACCGCCCGGTGTGCTTCCACAGAACCGAGCGCTATACGATATATCACCGGCCGCCGTATTTGCCGTGATACCGTCTCCATGTATGCTGCCAGCCGAAACCACGTCCGGGAATGTACCGGACACGCTTTCATTTGTATGAGGGGTCTTGTACAGCATGTTGCCTTTGGCTGTTTCTATCGGGATACCGTCTGCCGAAATGTCGCCCTGCATCACAGGTTCAGGGAACGTACCGGCAACAAGCTCATCCGTAAACGGATTCCGGTACAACAGCCCACCTTTATCCGTCTGTACTACCAAATCATTATCTATCAGGTCGCCCTCTGTGGCCTGTGATGGGAACGTGCCGGCGACCGATTCGTTGGTGTACGGGTTCCGGTACAGGATTCCGCCTTTAGCCGTTTCGATAATTAGCGCCGGATCTTCAATGGTGCCGTACCGTCTCCGGTAAGGATAGGTGCCGGCCACTCGGCCATAGTAGCAGACCCAATTAAAGCTGGTCTTGATTACAAGGTCATGCGGAATCCAATAATAAATCCCGTCCAGATGGCTGCGCAGGCTCTTGTATTCGTCAATCAGCTTGATGATGTCGCTGATCGTCAAGGGCGGGGCAGGGTCTTTTGCGCTCATTAAAACTCGGAAACAGTAAGGGTCGCCGTCGTACTCGAACCATTCCTCAATCTTGGCGTATTGGTACACTGTCCTGATGACTTCTTCCACAACGGCCGGCGTGCCTTTAATCCGATGCCTCTCAATGGCGGTGCGCACCAGCTTCCGCTTCGTTTCAAGTGGGTAGTTGTCCCGGTAAAAGTCCACGTGGTACTGCCAAGCCAATTCGTCCACCAGGGCTTCCGGTAGTGCGTCCAGATTCGGTAGCAGCAGTACAGACAGAATGTCTTTATAGAACTGGTCAAACTTCGGCTGGATGGAATCACAGATGTCAACGACAGTCTGGTCATGGGCGATGCTTTCCGGAAGCGTCTTTTTAATCATCGATTCGTCTGCAAGATTAGCCATCTTCCGTACCTCCGTACTGCACTGTCACCGTACCCGCTATGCCTATCTGCGTAGGCGTGAGAACCGTGAATGCCGGAGATGTCACCGTCACACGTTTGGCTCCGGCGGCCACAACCATCTGAATCAGGCGGCTGGGGTTGATGTCCCTGCCGATCTTCGACTTGGTCCAGGTCACGAATTCTGTTACCGCAGCCTGCACATTGTTCCGTATGGCAGTCTCTTGGGATATGTCATCCGTGTCAATGTAGTAGGTCAGGTTGACGTTGTAGCTGGACACCGTCGGAGCCTGCACTGTCACGTTATCAGTCAGCGGCCTCACGCTCCGGTCGTTCAGCACGTCGTCAACAATCTGTAGCATTTCCTCTCCTGGCAGGGCGCCGCCCTCCAACAACACACGGACGTCAACAACGCCCGGCGTAGGAGAGCTCACTGCGACGTCGGAAATGAGCGCTGAGGCATGTTTCGCATAGAACTGATAGGCACCTATAGGCCCAGCATTTGAAAAGCTCTCCGGGGCTATATGGATGGCTTCCCGGTAGCTGGCGTCCTCTTCGATTCCTGCGCCGCCTTCTGATTTCGTGAGGTTGGTCACGCTGGCCACATACGGCACCGGGTCAACCAGTGTTTTAATCTGGCCTGCGACGAATCCATTCCCGGCGGTCCCTGCTTCGGTACAGGTTGCCGACCCGTCGGCAAACTGGCTTCCGGCAGGAATGACCACCGAATTATCCAGGGCAAAGAACACTTTGCCGTCTGCGGTGAACCGGGTACCGGCATCCACCGTCACGTTTGTCCCCATGACAGCCGACAGCGTAATCCTCATGGTCGTTTGTGCAGATGTGGCAGGAATACGTTCCACGCCTAAGAGTGCGCCCAGATGGTCCAGGTTGTCCCCTTCGGCATACCGGAGCAGGTTTTGTTTACCCGTCTGGTTCAGCCGGTTCATCAGCAGGACGATGATGTTGGTGATGGCCAATAAAAATAACCGCACAGGGTCGCCACGCTGTAGCGTTCTGCCGGTTATGGTTTCATATTCGTGGATGATTTCGGCCTCCAACGTAGCCGCATCTACTTCCACGAAATTGATATCAGGCAATTGATTCAGTGTCATTAATCTTCACCCGCACTTTCGGTCTTAAAGTTCCATCAATGGTCGCTTCCCAGTCGATATTGGTTACCGCCGCCCGGGGTTCGTCCCGTGCGATGGCCAAAATGATTTCCGAAGCCATCTTTGCTTTGGCGACTTCCATTGGCGCATCTAAATAGCTGGCGTCTATGCCAAAATCCCGGTCAAGCGGCACGGAGTATTTGGTAGTCACCAATAGGCAGCGGATATTCTGCAAGATTTCTTCCGCTTCCGTCGCCGGGGCAAAGTCTATCGGGGGCATATTTCCGACAGTCAGTTCATACGTTGCCATATCAGATCAGCCTCCCTGTGTATTCCTTGAGTGTGACATTGACGTCCACGATATAGATGTTGCCACCGGCCCAGTGCTTCACTGGCTCACTGATACTTTGCAGCACCCACAAGCCGGTACTCATGCCGAACGGCCTTTTCTTGATAAGCGACATGATGGCGTCGCCAATGACTTTGGAGCCGAGCACCAGGGGGAACGCTTCGCCGGTGTCCCGCATCTGCCGCAGCTGTGACAGGATGCTTTCCGGATTTACGCCGTGGTCCCGCCGCAGGGAGATCTTCATCGTGATGTTTTCCAAATTCGGCCCCAAAAATTCAAGAACCGGCTTTTGCCCTACGATATCGTGTTGCGCCCAGCGTCCTTCTGCGTTCCGTTCATAGTCATCAATTGTCATAAGATAGCGCCGGGATGTGATAAAGGGGATGCTCCCCATGTAGCCTACAAGCATTTATCTAACCTCCCGCAAAAACATTTCCGCTGCCGACGGCTACGCTGCCGCCACAGCTGACCGGGTCGCCGATGCGCCCGATCTGCAATCCGTTCACGTACACCGTGCCGCTCCCGGAAGCGATGATGCCGCTGTGCGGGGCATGTACGATACAGCCGTGCGGAACATAGCTGTCCGACTGTCGACCGGGCTGTATGCCGTTCGTGAAAACGTCACCGCTGCCGGTGGCCAAAGGCCTTGGCGGCTCGGCGTCCTGGCCGGTGTTATGGCCTC